TCACCGCGCCCGCCGCCAGATCCACACCACCCGGCCCAGAATGTCCAGCCGCTCTATGTCCTCCGGCGCAAAGGGGCCGTATTCCGGGTTGTCGCTGCCAAACATGATGCTGCCGTCATGCGGGCTCACCTTCACCCGCTTCACCTGCAGGTGGTCGCCGGGGCGGAACACGTAAATGCCGCCCAGCCGCGGGTCGCGCTGGGCGGTGTCCACCAGCAGCATGTCGCCGTGCGCAATGGTCGGCTCCATGCTGTTGCCGTGCGCCTCGATGATGCGCGCCGCCTCCGGCTGGCAGCCCAGCGAGCGCAGCAGCTGCTTCGTCATCGGCAAAAGCTCCCGCACCTCGTCCGCCTCGTTGTAGCAGCCATGCCCGGCTGAGGCCCGCACGTTCAGCACCGGCACCCGCACCAGGTCGCCCGCCGCCCCCGCCTCCGGCGTGCCCTCGCCCGTGGCCAGCCACGCGAAGTCCACACCAGCCCCTGCGGCAATGGCCGCAATGGTGTCCAGGTAGGGGCGCTTCCCCTTCATGATGCCCCTGATCGTGGCCTCGTTGATGCCGACCTTCTCCGCGAACTTGCGCAGAGACATGTCGCCAATGACCTGCTTCAGGCGCCGGGAAATCCCCTCAGCGTCAGCACCCATGCGTTTCTCCCCACGCAAAATGCGTCCCAAGTGTTGACATGTGTCAACTTAGAACGCATTATGCGTTCAGTTATTCGCAAACACATCAAGCCAACACGCACATGGTTAACGGAATGCCTCGCTGGGACAGACATGCCATCAAGGCCGAGATCTACCGCCGCGGCCAGACCCTGACCGGTCTCGCCCGGCAGGCAGGGCTGGCTGACAACGCCATCCGCATGGCCCTGATGGGCAAGCGCTGGGCAAGGGCCGAGCAGGTCATTGCCGACTTCCTCGACGTGCCTGCCGACGCCCTTTTCCCGCTCCCGAGAAACATTCCGTTGCGCAGCTCAGACTCTGGCACATCGCGCCGTCGGCGGCAACGCCGCGGTGCTTCGGGCGGTCGCCGCATCCGCGGCGGCCAAAAGAAAGCGGCGGCACGCCCCGCAAAGCGCACCGCCGCGTGAACTCTCCAAAGAAAGGAGAACCATCATGAGCAACATTATCACATCCACGGCAGATTTCAACGGTGTCGAGCTCACCATCATCCACAAGGACGGCCAGCGCTGGCTCACCGCCGAGCAGGTCGGCATCGCCCTGCAGCTGAATTTCCCGCGCATCGCCGCCGCCAAGATTTATCGCCGTCATAAAGACGAGTTCGAACAAGGGGTTGATGTAGCAGAAACCAAATTGGTTACGGCTACCGGTGCAAAGGACGCGCTCATCTTCAGCTCCACCGGCTGCATGCTGCTGGCCATGTTCGCCCGCAGCAGGCGGGCCAAGGAGTTCCGTCGCTGGGCCAAGCATGTGCTGGCCGGCGCGGCGGCAGATCATGATGCCCTGGTGCGCGAGCTGCTGGCCGCCCGTCCGCTGTGGCGGCAGATCCTCTCGCTCAAGGGCATGATGAACGACCGCGGCGAGCACCTGCCCAACAAGACCATCGCCGCCGCCCTCGGCATTCACAAGGACACCCTGCGCAAGCACCTGCGCCGCATGGAGGCGCTGGGCATCATCCCGCGGCCCGAGAACTACGAGCGCTATCGCGCCATGGCCGCCCACCTGCCCACCATCACCCGCCGCAACCACCAGCACTGAGAGGAGGGCTAGGCCATGACCATGCAAAAGGCATTCACCACCCCGCCCAGCACCCACCCGGTCATGGAACGGTTGCTTGCGTGCGGCTGCCCCGTCTGCGGGGTCAAGGCCCGCCGGGTGCAGCAGCGCAGCGCCATGGAAAGCTGGCGTGTGCACTGCTCCTGCCTCGTCCGCATCGTCGGATATCCCGGCATCGTGAGGGTGGAGCGGCGCTGCCGTCATGCCGCCTTCTCCGATCTCACCCAGCGCCGCCTGCGCCTGCTGGTGAAGGACGAGCGCATCAAGGTGGAGGGCTGAGCCATGACCAGGTTGCAGATCCTTGCCCAGGCCCTGCGCGAGATGGCCACCGCGGCAGAGGAGGGCCGGGTGGCCGGCGCCTCCATCGTCTGGCTCGATGAGCAGGCAAACTCCCGCGCCATCGTTTATTCGCCGCGCGTGAAGGACGAGGCCGGCGCACTGTTCGGCGGGCTTGTTGTCAACGCCGCCATCATGGCCATAGCCGCCGGTATTTCGCGGGAGCATGCCGCGCAGATCATGCGTATGAGTTTCGCCACCGCCCTGCGGGAGTGGGAGGAGGTGGATCATGCGTGAGCCGTCCATCGTCTCCCATCCCGGCGCCGGCTGGCGCGGCGAGCCGCTGATGCCGCCGCTGGACGAGGCCGAGTGCCTGCCCACCATCGTCGGGGTGCCGGCCACGCCGGCACCTGCCGGCGCTGCCACCGCCAGCACGTCCGGCTGGGGCTGGGCCTGTCCGCTGGCCGGCGCCGCGGTCTTCCTCGCCCTGCTGCTGGCCCTCGTCATCTGGGGCATCTGGCACGATGCCCGCCACGGCATGGAGGGTTACTGATGCCCCCGCGCTGGCAGACATCAGACTGGCTCACCGCCGCCGAGCTGGCGGAGCTTCAGCTCGCCGGCCTGCCGGGCACCAGGCGAGGCATGCAGAAGCTCATCCGGCGGGAGGGCTGGCAGAGCAGCGGCAAGGCCCGCCGCCGCCAGGGCCGCGGTGGTGGCTGGGAATATCACCTCTCCCTGCTGCCGGAAGCCGCGCTGAACGACCTGCTCGCCCGCCGCTTCGCCGCCTGCGCCCGCGAGCAGTCCATCGAGCTGCCGCCGGCAGACAGTCCGGAGATGGCCCGCGCGCTCGCCCGCGCCCAGCTCGTCATGGCCGCCCAGGCCGACCTCGGCGGTGGCCGCGCCTCCTCCCTGGAGCGCTTCTGCCACCTTTATAATAATGGTGTCCTGCCGGTCTCTGATGCCATCCGCCAGCTCGTCCCTTCCGTCAGCCCCGCCTCCATACGCCGCTGGCGCCAGGCCCTGGCCGCTGGCGATCTGCCCCGCCTGGCAAACACTCGCCGCCGCCGCGCCGGGCGCTCGCCCATCGACCGCGCCAACGATGGTGCCCTGGCCCGCCACGTCGCCGCCCTGCTGCTGGCCCGCCCGCAGCTCTCCGCCGCCCAGATCCGCGATCTCGCCATCGCCGAGTTCGGCGAGACCGTCGATGTAGGCGGCCATCGCCGCCCCATGCCCACCCTGCGCAGCTTCCAGCGCTGGCTGGAGCGCTACCGCCGCCAGAACGCCGCCGCCATCGCAAGGGTGGCGGATCCTGATGGCTACCGCAGCAAATACCGCCACGCCGGCGGCAGCCGCGATGGCTGGGTGAAGGCGGTCAACGACCTCTGGGAGATCGATGCCTCGCCGGCGGACGTCATGACCACCGAGGGCCGCGCCTCCGTCTATGTCTGCATCGATGCCCACAGCCGCCGCATGCTGGTGCACGTCAGCCGCACGCCGCGCACCCAGGCCATGCTGGCGCTGGTCAATCGCGCCATCATCGAGTGGGGTGTCCCCCGCGTCATCCGCTCCGACAACGGCTCCGATTTCACTTCGCATCAGGCCCGCGCCACCTTCCAGGCCCTCGGCATAGAGCACGATGTCTGCCCGCCCTTCCAGCCGCAGCGCAAGGGCAAGGTGGAGCGCGCCATCCGCACCCTCATGCATTCCTTCATGCCGCTGCTGCCCGGCTACGTCGGCCACAATGTCGCCGAGCGCAAGCAGCTCGAGGCCCGCAAGGCCTTCGCCCAGCGCCTCGGCCAGCAGCCGGAGAAGCTGCTGCAGGTGGACATGTCCATGGCCGAGCTGCAGCAGGCCATCGACCGCTGGGTGCAGCATGTGTATGAGCACCGCCCGCACAAGGGGCTGGGCGGGCGCACGCCGTTTCAGGTGGCCGCCGCCTGCACCGCCCCGCGCCGCCGGGTGGAAACGCCCGAGGCTCTCCACCTGCTGGCCGCGCCGCTGGCCTCCGGCGGCGGCCTGCGCACCGTCGGGCGCGAGGGCGTGCGGGTGAACGGCCATCTCTACATCACCCGCCATGTCGCCGCCGGCCAGCAGGTGCTGGTGCGGCATGACCCGGCAGACCTCGGGCGCATCTGGCTGTTCGACCCCACCACGCAGGAGCTGCTGGATGAGGCCATCTGCCCGGAAGTCGCCGGCATCGACCCGGAGGCCGCCCATGCCGCCGCCCGCCAGGCCCGCGATGCCCTGGTGCGCGACGCCGTCGCCGATGCCAGGGCAGAGGCCCGCCGCCTCGCCCGCAACCCGCGCCAGCTCATGGAGCGCACCCTCACCACAGCCGAGCGCCGCCATGCCGCCGTGCTGCCCTTCCCGCCACGAGCCGAGGAGCACACCACCGATGCATTGCAGGCCGCCGCCCAGGCCACCGGCGAGCGCCCCGCCCCCACACCCGCCAGCCAGGTCTCGCCGGAGATCCGCCAACGGGTGGAGCAGCAGATACTGGCCGAGTGGCAGCAGCAGCAGGCCGGCAACATCACCCCGCTGCCCCCGCGCGAGGAGGAACCTGACGATGTTGCCCGCTTCAAGCGTGCCCTGCGGCTGGAGCGGGCGCTCGCCGCCGGCGAGGCGTTGGAGCAGGAAGATGCCGCCTGGCTGCGCGGCTATCAGCGCACCGCGGAATACCGGGCGCAGCAGCGCCTGATGGAGGATTTCCCCCAGCTCTACGGGCTGGCGGGCAATGGTCAGTAGCCAATGGTCAGTAGCGTTTCGTGCAACAGGAGCAACCAACCATGCAGGGGAACCATCTCATGATCACCGTGGCACCGCTTTCCAACGTGCGGGCCTTCGCCGCCATGCTCGAGCAGCTGGTGGATCGCCACCCCAGCCTGCCCGGCATCGGCGTCTTCTACGGCCCTTCCGGCTTCGGCAAGACGGTGGCCGCCACCCAGGCCATCAACCGCTTCAACGCCGTCTGCATCGAGGTCGGCTTTTCCTGGACATCCCGCGTGCTGGTGGATGCCATCCTGCGCGAGCTGGAGCTGGCCCGCACCCCCACCGTGGCCGAGGGCGTGCAGGCCGTCATCCAGGCGCTGGGAGAGCAGCAGCGCCCGCTCATCATCGATGAGGCCGACCACCTGCTGCAGAAGCGCACCATAGAGCTGGTGCGCGAGATCCACGACCGCACCGGCGTGCCCATCGCCCTCATCGGCGAGGAGCAGATGCCAGCCAAGATGACGCGCTGGGAGCGCTTCCACAACCGCGTGCTGGTCTGGGAACCGGCCCAGCGCGCCACCATGGCGGATCTCAAGCTGCTGGCCGGCATCTATGCCGATGGCATCGACATCGACGAGATGCTGCTCGCCCGCCTGCTGAAGGAATGCGCCGGCGTCGTCCGCCGCCTCTGCGTCAACCTCTCCCGCATGCGGGAGGAGGCCCTGCGCCGCGGCGCCACCCGCCTCACGCTGGCCGACTGGAGCGATCAGCAATTCTGGACAGGCCAGGCCCAGCCCCTGGCCAGGAGGGCGTCATGAACAAGGGCATCATCAACAACCGGCAGAACCCCACCGCCCGCGTGCTGCACCGGCCCGTCGGTTCCAGGGCGCGTTCGCGGCTTAACCAGCGCCCGCACATGTGGCAGGTCATGTGCAATCTCTCGCGCAGCGGCCCCTTCACCATTGCCGACGTGGTGGGCCGCCTGAACAGCGCCACCGCGGACAGCGTGCGCAAATACCTCCGCGCCCTGCTGGCTGCCGGCTACGTGCACCGGCAGGACAACCGCGCCGCCGGTGGCAGCGTCCTGTGGCAGGTCGTGCGCCCGCAGGCCCAGGCCCCGCGCCTGCGCCGGGATGGTGCGGCCAGCAGCGACGCAGGGCGCGGCCAGCAGCACCTGTGGAACGCCATGCGGCGGCTGAAGAGCTTCGACTATCACGAGCTGGCGGCCCTGGCCTCCACCGAGGAGGTGCGCATCAGCCCCGCCACCGCCCAGCGCTACATCGGCCTGCTGCACCGCGCCGGCTACCTGCAGGAGGTGCAGCGCCCCCGCCCGCGCCATCGCGGGCGCTATCGCCTCAAGCTCAATACCGGGCCGCGGGCACCGCGCATCATCCGCACCCTGCATGATCCCAACACCGGCGATGTCATCATCGGCGAGGAATGGCTGAAAGGGGAGGACGCGGCATGAGCACCACCACCCACAGCGCCATGGAGCGCGCCCGCGCCGCCTGGGGCGATGCCCTGCCGGACTGGGTGGCGGAACTGGCCGCCGCCTGCGACGCCAGCAGCCAGAGCCGGGTGTCCCGCCGCATCGGCTATTCGGCCAGCGTCATCAGCCAGGTGCTGTCCCGCACCTACCGCGGCTCGCTCGCCACCGTGGAGCAGAAGGTGCGCGGCGCGCTCATGCAGGAAACCATCGACTGCCCCGTCATGGGCGAGCTCTCGCGAGACCGCTGCATCGACAACCAGCGCCTCGCCGCCCGCGGCGTCATCGCCACCAGCTCCATGCGCAGCCGGCTCTATCACGCCTGCCGCCGCTGCCATCACTCCAGGATGAAAGGGGAATGACCATGCAGATCAAGCTCTCAACCACCTTGCGTAACATCCGCGACCAGCTCCGCGGCCACGAGATCGCCGACGGCCAGGTCATCATCCGCGGCGAGGCCCTCTCCAGCCTGGTCGAGACACTCGGCCTCGCCGCCGATGCCGCTGCCGCCCTGGAGCGGGAGCTGGAACAGGCCCGCACGCAGCCACGGGTGCAGGCCCGCCCGGCGGGCCGCGTGTTGCCGCTGCCGCGCCGGGCGCATCACGCCCGCCGCCATTCTCCCTGGCGACCAGCGCACCACGCCACGCCCGGGTATGTGATCGACGATGATGACGGAGGAGACGCGGCATGAAACAGCTCAGCAAGCAACAACTGCGCCAGCGCCTGCATGAATTGCAACGCGCCCGGCGCAACATCCGCCGCCAGGCGGCGCAGTGGAACCACGAGGCCGACGTGCTGCGCCGTAAGGCCGATGAACTGCTCGCCACCGATGCCCTGCTGGCCGACGAGGAGCAGGCGCTGGCGCAATACCTGGATGGGAGGGAGCAATGCCACGCGTAAAGACCATGGCCCGCAATCTGCCGGTGCCGCAGGACGAGGCCGAGGCAAACGATTCCATCGCCCGCATCGGCAAGATCGACCGCGAGATGAAGCGCCTTGAGGCCGACCGGGATGACGAGCTCGCCCGCATCAAGGATGCCTACGGCCAGCGCCTCAAGCCGCTGAAGGAGGAGCGCGAGGCCCTCATCGCCGGGCTGGAAACCTGGGCTGCCGGCCATCGCCGGCAGCTGCTGAAGCACGGGCGCAAGTCCGTGCGCTTTCCCGCCGGCGAGTTCGGCTGGCGCCTGCGCCCGCCCAGGGTAACCATCAGCAGCAAGGTGGATGTCATTGCCGAGCTGCAGGCCCGTGGCCTTGAGCGCTTCATCCGCGTCATCCGCCAGGTGAACCGCGAGGCCATCCGCGAGGAGCCGCAGGCCGTGGCCGATGTGCCCGGCATCAGGGTCGGCTCCGCTGGCGAAACCTTCTGGGTGGAGCCCTTCTATGCCGACAAGCAGGATGCCTGAACACCATCTCGAAGGGGCCTTCACCGCCCCTTCGAGCATGCATTTGAGCCTTTTGAACACGGAGCTTTTACATGCCCGCCGCAGCCCGCAACAAGACCACCCCGCAGCGCCGCAGCCTGCTGGCCCAGGTGCACATCGCCCGCAAGGACATGGGGCTGGATGATGACACCTACCGCGCCCTGCTGCATCGCATCACCGGCGCACGCTCCGCCGCCGACATCGAAGACGCCGGCCTGCGCCAGGTATTGCGGGAGATGCGCCGCCTCGGCTGGCGTCCTGCGGCCCGCCAGCGCACGGGCCGCGCGCGCCGCAGGTGGCGCGCCGCCTCGCCCTATCCGCACGTGCGCAAGGTTTTCGCCGTCTGGGGGGAACTCAAGCGCCGTGGCATCTGGCGCGATCCTCGCCGTTCATCCCTCGCCGCCTTCGTCCGCCGCATGACCGGCGTCGATGACCCCGACTGGCTTACTGCCTCCCAGGCACGCCTTGTCATCGAGGCCCTGAAAGACATCGGCACTCGCGCCGGCATCGACTGGCAGCAGGTGGAGGCCCAGGCCCGCCGGCAACGCCGCTGATGGTGCCATCCCCAGCCCGCGCCGCCCTTTGGCGGCCTTTCTTCGGCCCGGCATTGCAACCGTCGGTAGAGATTGCCCACCCCGACTCCGGCCCTGCACAAAAATCGGCAACCAATTGATATTTCGTGATTATTTTGGAAGTGGGAACTCCCGCATGGAAGTGCGAACAGGTTCCCACTTCTGCATCAACCGCCAGGCCGCGGTGCGTCCTGATTTTTTCCGGTATTTCAGCAGGCTGCTGTCATTCTGCCGCGCCCCGCCCGCTCACGAATGGTGTCGCCCAGGGCCGCTTTCCACGCCAGCAGCACCCCGATCCGATCACGAATTGTGTCGCCCACTAAAAAAGGGGCCGCGCCCACCAGCGCCGCCTCAATTCCCGACAAAGCCCTAAATCTCCGCGCCTTTTCCCGCCAATTCCCGCCTTTTCCCACCTATTCCCGCCCCCTCCCTCCAATCACCAATTCTGTCGTCTTACACCTCAAGCGCCGCCAACACAAGCCAGCAGTGGCCAATTTCGTCAGGCAATGGCTGGATCATCCTTCCCCACGCTTGCCCGCGCGCCATTGCAACGCGCGCCCGCATGACCAGGCATAGGCCACGCGACCATGCGTTCATGCCAGCGGAAGGAACGATGCAATGGAGAAGAAAACCAGCCATGACGACCAGCCCGGCAAGGCGGAAACCCTGCTCACCACGGAGCAAGCCACCCAGCTGCTGCGCATCTCGCGCAAGACGCTGGAGCGCATGCGCGTGGAAGGCCGCGGCCCGAAATTCGTGAAGATCGGCAGATGCGTCCGCTACCGCCAACGCGACCTGCTCACCTGGATCACGATCAACACCTGAAGCAGGCGTTGGCTTCATGAGCAACACCAATCACCCCTTGCGCCGCAGCTTCGCCTCGGACGGGTCGTAGGCATATTCCGTGATGGTGCCATCCAGCAGATGCTGCACGGCCTCGTCGATGGCATCCAGCGGCACCAGGAACCATTCCCGCGGCTTCAGCGCCCGCCCGAAGCGGTCCTGGATCTCGACATCGAGCCGCGCATTGTCGAAGAAGCGATGCAGCAGGTGCTCCAGCCGGTAGCGGTCGATATTGTATAGCTGCCAGGTGGCAACCACCTCCACGTCGGCCATCAGGAATGTCGGGTCCTCCGCGGCATTGGCAATACGCTTCTCCACCTCGCCGGAGGTGATGCCGATCTTGTGCAGCGTGTCCCTGATTTCCCTGATCTGCGGATGGTCGGACTTGCTGCGCAGCACATACAGCGTGCCGCTGAAGACATCGCCATCTTCCTGCTCGCCGGAGAACAGGGGCCCGGGTTTCGGTTCGCTGATACGCCGGCCCGCCCTGTCCTTGTGCAGCGCGCGCTGCAGGGAGCGCATCAGCAGGTTGCTCTCCGTGCCATTGTCGTAGATGACGCGCAGGCGGCGGTCCGGCCGCTCGCTCTTCGTGCGGCGCTCCTCTTCTCCCTCCTCGGCCACGTGGATGATCTGGCCGTTGAGGATGAACCAGTCCCCCTTGCGGATGGAGGCATCCTTGCCGAAGCGGCTGGCCGTGCGCACACCGGTCTCCAGCTCCTGCCTGACCTGCTCGAACAGCGGGCGGAAGCGCTCGAAGTCCTCGCACGGGCGCTGCGATGCCACGTCATCGGGCATCTGCGGGCGGGCACCTGAGCGCACATGGGCAAGGCGCGTGAGTTCATCATCGGCGGAGATGCCCAGCTCCGCCAGCAGGGCATCGTCATCCAGCTCTTCCGCCGCCAGCGAGGCATCCGCGGCGCCATCCGGCGCATCCAGCAACCGCAATGGATCATGCGGCTCAAGCAAGCTGCACATCTCCTCATCGGCGCGCATGCGCTGCAGCCGGCGCGCGTATATCCGCTCGAAGATATCGCACCCCTCGGCATCGACCGGCGCTCGCCCATGCTCCTGCACGAAGCGGACGATCTCCTCGAAGCTGGCGATGACGTATTCCTGCTGCGATGTCAGCTCGCGCGCCGGGGCGGGGGCAGTATCCACGCCCAGCTCCGCCAGCAGGGCATCGTCCTCCTCGGTCAGGCGCTCATTCCACTTCGGCATTGCGCTGTCGCTCCTGCTCCCGCTTCAGCCGCGCCAGATAGGCCACGCCCTCGGCCATGCGCCGCTCCCAGGGGTCTGCCGCGTTCATCTCCGGCAGACGGCCATGGCGCTTCTTGAAGTCCAGGGCTCGGCGGGCCAGCAGGCGCGCCTCTTCCAGATCCATGCTCAGCCGCTTCGCCGTGATGATCTCGTGAATGCGCTTCAGCCGCTCCTCGTTCATTGCCTTGGCGAGGATGGAATAGGCCTCGCTGAACGGATTGACGGCATCGATGAGATCCACATCCAGCTCCCGCACGTCCATGACGAAACGGCGCACGCCATCGATGAAGGCGGTATTGGCCTCCACCTGCTCGCCGTCATGGGCGGCAGCCACCTGCTTGGCCTGCTGCACCAGATTGAGGGCGGCAACGGCACGCTGGCGGATGGCCTCGCGGTCTTCCTCGTCCAGGTGCGGATACTTGTCGCGCACGATCTTGCCCATGCGCTCGATGGTGATCTCCTGCGGCATCAGGTTCTCGTCGAACAGGCCACGCTGCATGGCCTGCCTGTCCTGCAGGAAGGAGGCGACCACCTCGTGCAGGTCTTCCTGGCAGATCTTGCGCGCCTCCTCGCTCTTCGGTTCGGCCAGCCCCTTCACCTCCACCAGCAGCGTGCCGCGCTCCTCGTTGAAGCCGACGTTGCAGCCTTCAGGGTCATAACCGCCAGGGCCGTAGTCGAAGCCCTTCTCCGGACCGCTGTCCGGCCTCTTGGGGCGGAACTCGAAGCGCGGCACCAGCACCTGCTCCATCAGCAGCGAGGCGGCAATGGCCTTCAGGGTGTCGTTCACCGCCTCGGTTACCACATCCTGCGATGCATCCGGTTCGGCGATGAGGTTGGTGAAGCGCGCGCGCGTCTTGCCCGGCGCATCGCGCGTGGTGCGGCCAATGATCTGCACCACCTCGGTGAGTGATGAGCGATAGCCGATGGTCAGGGCATGCTCGCACCAGATCCAGTCGAACCCCTCCTTGGCCATGCCCAGCGCGATGATGATGTCCACGTGGTCGCGATTGTCCTGCTGCGCCGGGTCGCGCAATGCCCGCACCACGTGGTCGCGCCTGGCCGGGTCATCCTCCACCAGGTCGGCGATCTTCAGCACGCGGCCATCGGGCCTGAGCACGCGATGAAAGCCGGTGGCCTCGTCCACGCCCAGCCATTCGCCGAGCGCGTTCATGATGGCGTCCACTTCCGCATACTTGTCCTTGGTGCTCTCGCGCGAGCCGACGTGCGGGATGTGGATGATGGTCTTCTCGTCCGCATCCAGCACCGCCAGCAGCTCGTCCATCCAGCGCCCGGAGTAGAAATAGTAGCCGATGTGCAGCTCCTTCAGCCAGGTGTAGCCATTGAGCTGCTCGTAGTAGGTGAAGGTTACGGTCTCGAACTTCTCCTCGTCCTCCGGCAGCAGGATGGGAATGGCATCGCCGCGGAAGTAGGAGCCGGTCATGGCCACCATGTGCACACGGTTGCGGGCAATCAGCTCGGAGAGCTGCCGGCCCAGCACGTTGGCGTCGGTATCGGCGCTGACGTGGTGAAACTCGTCAATGGCGATGAGGCGCTCATCGAAGACTTCGATGCCGAACTGCTCCACGGCGAAGCGAAAGGTGGCATGGGTGCAGATGAGCACCTCGTCATCGCTGTTCAGGAACTCGCCCACCGCCTTCACCTTGCTGCCATCGGTGCCCGGCGCCTCGCACAGGTTCCAGCGCGGGTTCACCTCCCAGTCGGCCCAGAAGCCGTTCTCACTCAGCGGCAGGGAGTTGAAGCTGGCACCGATGGAGCGCTCCGGCACGGCGATGATGGCCTGCTTCAGCCCCTGGTGGCGCAGCTTGTCCAGGGCGATGAACATCAGCGCCCGGCTCTTGCCCGAGGCCGGCGGCGACTTGATGAGCAGATACTGCTCGCCGCGGCGCTCGTAGGCCCGCGCCTGCATGGGCCGCATGCCCAGCTCGTCCACCTGATGCGTGCGCCCGGTGGCGGCGTATTTCACCTTGATGGCGGGGATGTCTGCCCCTGCTTTCACCTTGTCAGGCATATTGTCGCTGCCGGTCAT